CTACGGCATTGATCTGCCCTTGGTCTCAAGCACGGTTATTCGCGACTCATGATCGTCGACCTTATCCTCTACCTCATCAATTCGGCCGTGGAGGCGCTTGTGCGCCTCCCGGCTATGTATCTCGTGCCGCTCCAACGCTTTTGAGTTCTCCTTCACCGCAGCTGTCAGCGTGGCAATGGTGGAGTTGAGCCGGAGCATCGGCGTGACGATCGACGCGACGAGGCCAATGAGGGCTACTATAACACCGACGACCTGCCATTCCGTCATACTACTCCCCCCTCGGTTTCGGCGCACCGTAGCTCATCGCCTGCTGGCTGTCGCCCAGGCCCGCCGTTGTCGGGTCGTTCACGATTCCGAGTATGACGAGCACGGCAAACACCGCGTTTACCAGGTCGAGCAGTTTTGCCTCGATGCCCTCCAGCTCCAGCGTGAAGCCGAACACCGCTGCGATCGCCTGAACAAGCAGCAGCAGCGCAGGGATAAGCGCCAGCCAGAAGGTCTTGCTGGCAAGCCTGACTTTCCAGTTTATCATTTCTTTTCACCTCCGTTCATTCTGTATAGCATGGTCCAGACCTGTCCCCGGGTAACGGGGCTGTCCGGGTTCTCGCCGTCGGTTATACCTGCGGCGATCGCCCACTGCCGGGCACGCTCAGCCTCGGGCAGCTCAGGCTCCTGGCCTGACGGCTGATTGAGGCCGTTTGCCGAAATTATGCCGGGGTAATCATAATAGGCCGCATCCAGATCCACGCGCGCGGAGATCCCGGGGACGTTGCCGGTGTCACTGTACTGCCAGATGCCTCCCGCCTGCGTGGGCTTGTCGTTGAGGTTGGGATTTGCCTGCCACATTGCGAGCCACACGTCATACCTTTTTGCGAGATCCTGGTCAAAATACCGTTTGAGGTAGTCGCTGTTGGTGTAGAGCATCGCGTAATAGCGTGCAGCCTCGATATCCTCGAGGAATGCCCGTGCGAAGCTGCTGGCCATTTCTCTCGTAATCTCGATGCCCAGTTTTGCGGCGTTGTTCACGCTGTCATACTCGAAGTCGAAGGCAACGGGATAGTCGAGCTTGTAGGGGGCTATGGCCTCGAGACAGTATTTCGCCTCGTTGTGGGCCAACTCTTCCGTGTATGCGTATGAGAACCAGTAGACGCCGCAGGGGATGCCGAGGCGGTTGCACTCGCTGATGTTCCGCTTGAACTCCGGGTCCACTCTATTTCGGCCCGAGCCGGCTTTTATCATGGCGAACTCGATACCCGCCGCCTTGACCTTATCCCAGTCGATAGTCCCCTGCCATTCGGATACGTCGATGCCCTTTTTGTATGTAGCCGTGGTATCGTCCTCCTTGTCGTCCGTGCCATCTTCCGCAAACCAGAGCAGAAGATACGAGTATATGTCGCGCCCGTTACCCTTCTGGTACGTCTTTCCGTCGTAGCACTGGCTCGAGCCGGAGCCGTCGAGTACCATGCCGTCCACGATGCCGAGGCTCTGCATCCGCTCAACTATGCCGTCGAGAGTGTAGCCGCTGGTCGTTACTTCGACCGTCCAGCGCCCCGCTGCATCGACGCCGAACCATGTGCGGAGCGTAGAGAGCGTGACGTTGGACTTCTGCTGCTTGATTACATCGTCGCGCTTCTTGCCACCGACGAGCAGGGGCAGCGTAGAGAGGTAATTGTCTTTGTCGTCCATCGTTGAGACCATGACGGGTATCTGCCCGGCGTCCCAACAGAAGCCCCAGTCCATCCACTCCTCAGTAGATATCACGGTGCCGTTGACTTTGTAATTGCCGCAGGGGGTAACGGGCTTTGTGTTGTACCAGTGCCCGTTCGTGACTATGAGCTTGCCGGGGTATTTGCCTTTGTGCGCCTCGTAGACTGCCTTGACGTTGGTGTATGGCTTGGTATGGTCGTCGTAGATCTCGGCTCGCAGCAGCTTGCCTGTATATATCATGCCGTGGCTCCTCTCTGTCTTATGATTTCAAGATTGCGCCGCAGCCGCTCATCATCCGGAGCAAGGCGCAGCGCAGTCCCGGCGGCGGCCTCGGCCCCGGCGTAATCCTTGAGCTGCCAGCTGGCTATGGCCAGCAGGTCGTGCGGCTCTGCGCCCCAGGCCTCAGGCTCGGTCATGTAGTTGTTGTCGCGCTTGGCGATGCCCAGCGTCCGAGCCGCCCAGTAGCGGCATAAGGGCCAGTCCGAGCGCCGGTAGTAGAGCATGGAGAGCGCATAGGGCGCCTCACGCTGGCCCGGAGCCTCGTCCGCCGCGCGCTCGAGCCAGTGTACCGCGCTGCGCCAGTCGCCCAGCGCCTCGCAGCAGCGGGCTATATAGCGCATGCTCGCCGCCCGCTCCGCCGCCCAGCGCGCCGAGGGCATTGCCAGATGCCGCATCAGCGTCGCTATGGCCTCGCCCCATCGCCCGTGGAACATGTACTCCCGCCCAAGGTAGTGCATGTTGCGGTCGTCATCCGGGTTCTCGGCGACGGAGAGCTCAAGCAGCGGGAGATACTGCCCCCGGCTCTTGTGCTCGTCCGGCCAGTGCTCCATGCGGAGGGCCGAGATAGTGACGCAGCTCTCCGGCCGCTCAGTCGCCAGTACCTCATGTACCGGGTGCGTCCAGCGATAGCCGTGCCGGGCGTGGATCTTGTCTGCGTAGAACACCACGCCGTCGCCTCCGCCGGGCGTGTGGCTCCAAACGTAGGTATACCGCGCCCGCGTAGTGCCGGGCACCCAGGCCGCCACCAGCGCCTCACGCCAGCCGGGGCAAAGCACCTCGTCGAGGTCGAGGCATATGCACACGTCCGCGTCCTCCGGCAGCATCTCGAGCGAGGCATTGCGCGCGATGTCGAATCGCCATGGCGTGATAGTCTGCTCGTACACGGTGGCCCCCAGCGCACACAGCCGTTCCGGCGTCCCGTCCGTAGAGCCGGTATCGAGCACATACACGCCGTCAGCCCCGGCGCACGAGCGCATGAAGCGCTCGGTAAATTGTGCCTCGTTTTTGCATATCGCGTAAATGATGATATTCATATCTCGTTACCCCAAATAGGTAAGAATTATAGCGCCGTTTTCACCGGGCTTGTTTTTTGCCCTGGCTGAATCGCCGCCATTACCATATTTTTGATTTGGCTCATTTTTGTTTCCCAAACCGCCCGCCAAAAAGAGTTGGCCGTTATACGGCGCACCAGCCGTGGCGAGATTACCGCTTGCCGCGCCTCCCCTACCGTTCTCAGTATCACCGCCCCCACCACCAGGACAATTTGTTGTGCCTACTTTGCCGTTCATTTCACCAACAAACTGTGTTGCCTCACCATCTTCACCATTAGTGGCGGGCGTCCAGTTTATCGCGTCAGTTCCAGGGGTACCGCCTTTTCCAATTACAATAGCATAATTCTCACCAGCGATTAAAGTAAATGTGGAAACATTGCCGCTTCCACCCCCTGCACCCCTCGGAACATAACCAGAAGTACCACTGCCACGTCCAGCAGGGCCACCACCGCCGCCGTGCATTTCAACTTGCCATCGTCCAGAAACAGGACAAACCCAATCTGACCTACCAACAGTATCAATAACCACCGTGCCGCCAACGGGAAATGTAGGCCAAACTTTTTTAGCAGCACCGTTAACACCTATCCACAACTCACTTGCTTGCCTAACTGCACCATTGATACCAACGCGCATATCAGAAAAATCATGTACAGAGCCGTTAATGCCGCATTTCACGGGCTCACCGCCTCCCAAGCATCAGGCTGTTCGGTGGGGCTGTATGTTGTATCGAGCTTACACTTGTAGATAATTCCGTCGGTAAAAAGCATATATTCTCCGCTATGGTATATAGCGTGTGCTGGCTGGCCAGGAACGAACGGCATTGCTGTCTCAGAGGTGGTACCGTGATAAGGGATATTGAAAGTAAACCACGCTGACTGGCCGGGAGCTATGTCGGGATATATAGAATTGTCGTAGTCCTGATACACCTTCCACACCTGTTCCCACTCAGAGCCAAGACCGTCACCAGCGTGAGTGCAGAATACTTCATCAGTTTTATGATTACCTGATTTCCAGAGTGGGGCAAGGTTGCGGTTGCTTATCCTGCCGTCGGAGTCCATGTTTGCAGCGGCGTATACGCTCTCTATCTGCGCCCTCACTGCCGCCGCGTCCTCTGCTGTGCTTATGGGCTGTCCCGCCAGCGTATCCACCGTCTCTCGGGTCTTTGCAACCTCGTCCTGTGCATCCTGCTCGGCTGTGTTGTTCTTACCCATAACGGCTGTTATAGTGCCGTCACGGTTGTCCGTGATAGCACCCGCAACGCCATGGTCATGCCATTCATAGCTGTCACCAAATTCATCTGTGAGAGTGAATACAGCGCCGTCAACAAAATGTACAGCCGCCTCGGCATAGCTCATTCTTGCCATTATGGTCAGTGTTTCGCGGCTATGACCTTTGAGTGTCCCCCGGCCAATTATTGCCTCAGACGTGTCAAAGCTCTTGCCGTCCGGAAATTTGATAGTAGTCTGCATGTCATCCTCCTTATGAGTACACGATAGCTATGCAGCCGTTCGGCAGGGTGCCTGGCGATGTTGACACAAGGGATATGCCCCGCGGACGTATGGTGGTGTAATCTGTGCCAGCCATCTGGCCGCTTATTATGCTGCTGCCCATGTCGATGTTGCCGCCCATCGTTCCCCCGGCTGTGGGGAGAAACGGGCCGTTCTGCAATTCAGCCAGCGCTGCACTTAATTGCTCCTCGGTCCCGGTGTACCCTGCCTCGACCGCCGCCTGATACGCGCTCTTGCCGTTCGCTCCCGCAGAGCCCTGCGGCCCGGTGGGTCCTGTTGCTCCGGTGGCGCCGGTCGGACCTGTGGGGCCAATCTCTCCGGCTGCACCCTGTATGCCCTGGTCGCCCTTCGGTCCGGTCGGGCCAGTAGGACCGGTTGCTCCTGCAGCTCCTGCGGCGCCTGTCGGACCCGTGGGGCCGATTTCGCCGGTTGCACCCTGCGCACCCTGGTCGCCCTTCGGCCCGGTCGGGCCGGTGGGACCCGTCGCTCCTGCGGCTCCGGCGGCACCCGTCGGGCCCGTGGGGCCGATCTCACCGGCTGCACCCTGCGCGCCCTGGTCACCCTTCGGCCCGGTCGGACCGGTAGGGCCCGTCGCTCCTGCGGCTCCGGCAGCGCCCGTCGGGCCCGTGGGGCCGATCTCACCGGCTACGCCCTGCGCGCCCTGGTCGCCCTTTGGCCCGGTCGGGCCGGTGGGACCAGGCACGGTGCTGGGAGCGCCTTGCGGCCCAGTCGGGCCAGCTGGGCCCTGAATAGGCCCGTTATTGACCCAGCCTGCATCGCTCCATATGTATATGTCATAAGGTTCTGCGCTGCCTACACCGTAGGCGTCGCCTATTGAGGGGTTCAGCACCCCGCTCTGAAGATCTCCGAGCGTTATGAAATAACCGAGAATACGAAATCCGTTGCCTTGCGGCCCAGCAGGCCCCGTCGGGCCTGTCGGACCCGTGGGGCCGGTTGCTCCCGCTGCTCCCGGAGAGCCCGTCGGACCGGTTGGGCCGATCTCGCCGGTCGCGCCCTGCTCGCCCTGGTCGCCCTTCGGGCCAGTTGGACCTGTGGGGCCTGTAGCTCCGGCCGCTCCGGAGGCACCTGCCGGCCCGGTCGGGCCGATCTCGCCAGCAGCGCCCCGGTCACCCTGGTCGCCCTTCGGCCCGGTCGGACCTGTGGGACCAGCTGCTCCGTCTGATCCGGGAGCACCCGTCGGCCCGGTCGGGCCGATCTCACCGGCAGCGCCCCGGTCGCCCTGATTGCCCTTCGGTCCGGTTGGACCTGTGGGGCCTGTAGCTCCGGCCGCCCCGGGGGCACCCGTCGGCCCGGTGGGGCCGATCTCGCCGGCCTTGCCATTCTCACCCGGCTCACCTTTCGGCCCAGTTGGTCCCGTTGGACCAGTGGGACCTCCGGACGGGCCAGTCGGGCCCGTGGGACCGGGGACGCCTGCCGCGAGCACTCCTGTATCGATGTACAGCCCCTTGTCGGGATCCCATGTCAGCCAGGTCTGTGCAGCTGATATCATCGGCTGATGCACAGCGGCGCTCTCTGCGCGGTCTGCCGCCGCCTCTGCACGTTTAGCGTCATTGCCGGCTGTGGTGACCCAATCCGGCGCAGGGGCCGGCGGAGGCGCCACAGGGGCGCCCAGGGCCCGGCTGGTGGCCGTATTGATAACGGCAGACTTGCAGATCACATCGTCAAGATACAGCCGCACCTCAAGCATGCCGGTTCCTGGCACGGCCAGGTCGGAGCTATTTGGCAGCCATGCTATGACCTGCTCGCTGGAATTGACGATAACCGGATATACCTGGCCGTCCGGCCTGCGGAACACCACCGATACAGATGCCCCTGGCAGCTCCGCAAGCCAGGCCGAGACATCGATGTTCAGCTCCCGGTATAGGTTTTCGCCCATGCGGCCGATCTCCACATAGCCGATGGGCGGATTACATATGTTGATGGTCAAAGTGAGCCTCCTATTTAATCAGCCCTAGCTTATTCTTCAGAATGCCGATGAGATTATTAAGCGCATAGAGATAGTTGTTGGCAGTTACAGACGTATACGACATGTTGTTCGAACTGAGCGACAGCGTCTGCCGTGCTATCGGCGTCTGGCCATAAAAACCCAACGTGCCGGAGCTGCCGCATATGCGGCTTGCGCCGTCGCCGGTATATATGCCGTACCAAGGGGTCGAGCTGGTGCCAAGATAATATGGATATGTACGAGACCCGGCCGTGTGAGGCACAAATGCCCGGCTGGAGTTGAGCTCGGCATAATTCGTTGTGCCCTGGTACAGACGGGACACCGTCGGGCTCCCCCACTCGAGCGCGTAGTTTGACGTGCTGGCCTTGATCAGCGCCTGCCCGACATTTCCGCCTGTTGGGATATGGTTTTCAGGGGCATCCGCCCACTTGAGGGCATAGTTGGCAGAGCCGCTCTTCACGAGCATCTGGCCATCACTTCCGCCGGTAGGGATCCGCTCAGTCGGAGCATCTACCCATTTGAGTGCGCGCGAGGCGGAGCCGTTTTTCGCCAGCAGCTGGCCGTTGCTGCCGCCGTCTGGGATGTGGTCGACGGGAGCGTCTGCCCATTTGAGGGAGTAGTCTGTCGAACCGTCTTTGACGAGCATCTGGCCGCTGCTGCCTCCTGAGGGAATGTAGTTTTTGGGGGTCGTCCACTCCACGTCGAAGGGTTCATTCGTGCGTTTGGACAGCAGCTGCCCTTTTGTCCCTCCTGTGGGTATGCCCTTCATGTCAGCCCACTTTGAGGCGATACCCTCATTGCCGTCCTTGGTCAGCACCTGGCCATCCGTTCCGCCTGCCGGCAGAATGGCATCGGCGTTGGGGTTGCCCACCGGATACTCAACGACATAGGTACCTGAGTCTTTGATTATGCGAACTCGCTGTCTGGGAGCAAAGATGCAGAACGAATTGCACTTATAATGCTTTTCAGACGCGGTCTCCTCGCCGTCGAATATCAGCGTTATTCCGTCGTCGTAGATCTGGTCAATAGTCGCAAATGAGTACGAGAGATCTTCACTGCTCATATCAACACCACCTGTCTGAGCGTGTGCGACATCGTCTGTCCTCCGGAGAGAGTCAGGTACCAGCCGGTCTCCTGATAGATCCCGCTCAGCTCCGTCCGGCTTATGGCCACTACGTCGCCCACGCCGTGTCCAGGCTCCGCCAGCGTCGTCACCGTGACGGTCTTACTGGTAAGCATGCTCTCAAAAGCAAGGTGCTCAGCATAGCGCTGCAGCTCCTCCTGGGACGCTATATTGTCCAGCTGCACGACTGTGGGTATGCGCCGCCGGCGGCGCACGGTGGACAGCGCCGACATAGGATTGTCATTGCTCGCTGTCGCCGTCATCGGCTCCTCGAGATCCGGATTGGATACCGTGCAGATAAAGACGTTTGGCGCGTCATAGATATCGAGCTCTGACTCGCTGTCGGGCATCAGCACCGACAGCGGCGTCCCGTCCGTGTATGTGTGTGCAATACGCTCGGCGCTGGGCTCCTGGCGCGGCTGGAGCACGGCTGTGCCGCGCGGGTCGAACCAGATATCGTTGTAATTGATCTCGGCCAGCAGAGTATTGATAATGGTCAGGTAGGGAGTGCCTATCGCCCAGTCCTCACGGTCGGTGGTTAACGCCAACGAGCTCGGCGTCTCCATGACCATGCCTATGCCGGCAGAGACCAGCAGCTGCTTGACCGCGTCGAGGTATTTCGTACCCGCGGACCAGTGCAGCAGCGTCTCGGTCTTGGCCTGCTGCAGCTTGACGCCGCGGTCATAGGCCTCCACGCGGTCGAGGTCCGCGCCGTAGCCTTTTGAGGACGTTGTGACCGTGCCAGGCACAAACACGCCGATGGGCGTCTCCACGCCGTCGATTATGAGCACAGGCTGAAGTTCATCATTGAGGTAGTCGATCTCGCCGGTGTGGAGAAACACGCCGGCGAGACTTGTTTTGATAGCAGATGCCGAATCGGCCATGACCGAAGGCGGGGACGACTGCGGGAACGGCAGAGAGCCGCAGCGCACACCGTCCCGAAGAATGTCCACCCGAGCCGAGATATGTCTAATCATAGGTGACCTCCTCGACATAGTTGACCCGCTGTATCGAGAAGCTGAGGGAATCGAAGAAACGCAAACTCTGTTTGTCCAAGGCCTCGAGCACACCGATGGCACAGTTGCCTCGCCGATCTTTGACACACACCAGAGAGCCCTGGAGCGCCTCCAGCTCGGCTGATTCTGCCGGAGACGCGAACGCGCATTGCACTGACATTGTGGCGGATGTCCACTCTGAGATCTCGGCGGACGGGTACTCGGCTCCGGGCAGATACTGATAGTTCACGGTGCGGCTCGTATTGAGCGATGTGCGCCGGTCGGATGTATCGGCGTATCGCAGCCGCAGCCACTTTGCATTAGGCACCGGAGATATGCACACGGTTTCGCAGGTGGAGGCTGCTGTCACGGCGTTGGAGAGGCCATACTGGCCTGTGGCCGTGAACACTCCCCGCACTGTGTAGGCATGGCTGCCAGAGCAGAAATTGTCCGTATAGCTCTGCTCCGTGGTTTTGGCAATGGGGCGTCCATCTCGCAGCACATAGTAGGCATCATACCCGCTCGATGTCCAGCGCAGGGACACCGCGACGCCGTCGGCCGCTGTAAGGGCGATAGTCTCTCCCGCGGCGTTGCTTACCTGGACGGAGCAGGATCCCCACGGGCTCCAGAGGTTGTACTTGTTGCACACTCGGACCTTTGCCGTATATGTGCCGTCCGGGAGGTAGTCGGGCATCCGCCAGCCCTTTGCCAGGCCGTAAACTATACCGCTGCTTATGCCAGCGACAACTGCCTCCCACGCCTGCTGGTCCGTAGACTGCCAGGATATGCTCACCCGCGGTGCACTGCCGCTTGTGACCTGCACCACAGGGGCCGGCGGCGCAGCCACGACGATGATCTCGACCGGGTCGCTCCAGTCGCCCGCGGTACTGTCGGTGTTATACGTCCGGACGCGCCAGAACACAGAGCCGGAGGAGAAGGTGTTGGCCGGGACAGTGTACTCCGTCGAGTCTCCAGAAACGTGACCCAGCGCCTGCCATAACCCGTCCCCTGTGTGATACTGGAGGTCCGCGGCTGTCTGGGCCGTGCTCGTTGCGATGTTGTGTGCCCAGGAGAATTTGCAGGGAGCAGAGCCGTCGACCATGGTGCTCACCGGCGATATCGGCACAGCCTCTGGCAGGGCTTCCACGGTGCTGAGCGTGTACCAGTCAGAAACATGCGTTTGCCCCGTGTTAGTTGTAACCTCTATGCTCCACTCAATTTCATCGGCTGAGAAGGTACCGGCCGGCACCTCACATTGCTGCAAAGCACCGCAGTCTATGCTGTTGACGGTGCCTGAGCCTTTCTCTCTCCAACGAAAAACACCAGCCGTTTGCTTAATTTCACCAAAGCAAAACTGAAACTCCTCAAGCTGAACCCTCCATGAAAAAACCGTTGGGAACCCTTTGGGTACATAGCCGGAAGTCGGAGAAATGTCTGTAAGCTCGCTTCTTGCGTCAACATAGTAGGTAACTTCAATGTAGGGAGGGTTGGAGCTTTTTGGCGTCCAAACGGCAAGTGGGCCAGACGCATTGAAGAAATATCCACTAATAGATAGCGGCTTTGTAAGAAGGTCACGATAGTCGGACGTGTAAACTAACGCAGGCAACCAATCCGTCCACGGGCCGACTTCATCGAACACAGCTGAAGCGATACCACTGCCATTGCCAGGCATATTATTGTAAGTCAGGGAAGCAAAGTCTAAGTCATCGTTCTCTGCCGCCACGTTTATCCGACAATCAAAAAATAGCCGAGAATCAACACCATCAAGCCTATAGTATCCCACAAGCGATGCGCGCTCTATGCTCTTGTACCACAGGCTTTCCGGCAATGGCTCAAAACGCACAAATAGCATTCCCCGCAGGTCTTGCATAGTACTCAAGGTAACAACATCACTTGTGCGATCATTTGAATATGCGTTTCCATTGCTTACGAATACCCAGTCCACCGGGTTTAAGCGATAGGTCGCCATTAATCAACCTCCTCTGCAGGCATCATTCGGGTTTTGCGCCTGCGGTCGCGGGCCAGGCGGGCTATGTCGCTGAGCTCGGAGATCTCCCGCAGGCTCAGAGTGACATAGTACACATCACCGGTGCTGCGGGCCGACTCCTGGGCGCTCTGGATGACGGAGCCGCGCGGAAGAAACACGCGCTCCGGACCGTTCTCGCCGACCCAGGTGACGCCGCCTGGGAAGTTCCAGTCTCCGGAGGCGTTGTACATGGACTGGAATACACGGCCGGAGGCACTGTCGCCGCCGAAAAGTATTCCGCCTATAGCGCTCCAATCATCGCTGGCCCCGGCAAAGTCCAGCGTCAGGATGTTTACTATTGAGGACAGCGTCAGCAGTACGACTTTAAGAGCATCGGATATGGTCGCGATCACCCAGGCAACGGCATAAAACACTGGTGAGCAGGAAGTCAGGACATCTCCCAGAACTTCAAAGGCCGGAGAGAGAGCAGTCACCAGTTCAAGCAAAGAGGCAAACACGGTCACCAGACCGCTGTCGGCTAAGGCCTCCTCAATGCCCTTCACGCCATCACCGGTCTCATCAAAAAAGGCTTGCAGCGCAGGGGTGAACTTGAGAGCCATGGCCTTCTCCCCAGCATCCAGCCTCTCGTTGAAGCGGATCAGTGCATCATCTACACCGGCAAGCGCCTCAAGCTGCACGTCTGTAAGGACAGCGCCCACCTTTGAGGCCTCGTCGCAGAGAGCCTGAAAGGCATCCGTACCCTGAACGATAAGAGGATTGAGGTCCTGAGCCGACCGGCCGAATATCTCCATGGATACCGCGTCACGCTGGGTGGCATTCTCTATCTGGCCAAGTACGTCGATGACCTCAAGAAATACGTCCTCGGCGTTGCGCAGGCTGCCGTCGGCATTCATGACCTCAATGCCGAGCTGATTCCAGGTGGCCGTGGCCGTCTCAGAGCCGCTCTGCACGTCGGCCATGCTCTGGATCATCTTGGCCTGCGAGCTGGCCACCGTATCAAACGACACGCCTATGAGGTCGCAGGCGTATTGATACCGCTGCACGGCCTCGGTGGAAAGTCCCGTCTGCATGGAGAGGTCCTGGATCTCACCCGCGGCAGAGGCCTGTTCAAGAGTAAGATCTGAGAGAGCCCTTCCCATTTCAAAAATCGCCGCTGCTGCGCCGGCGAATGCGCCGATCAGCAACGAGGTCTGCCCGCTGAGCTCGCCCATCGAGTTGAACGCGCCTGTTACCCCTTCCGGCAAATCGGCTCCGAGTTTTCCCGCAAGGTCATCTAAAGTGTCGCCGAGGCCCTTTCCGCTCTCTGTGGTGTCAAGCAGCCCGCCGTCGAGCTTGTCAAGCCCGGAGGTTGCGTCCGACAGTGCCTCCGTGTTGGACTGCAGCTGCTGCTCCATTTTTGCGAGTTCGGCCTCGGCGTTATTGAGGGTGGTCTGCCAGCGCTTCGTGCGGTCGTCGGCCTCGCCGTACCGGTCAGCGCTGTCTTTCAGCGCGGCCTGCAGGGCCTCGACCTTCTCTTTCTGTGTGAGTATCTGCCGTGTGAGCACGTCGCTGCGGGCTGTGAGAGCGTCCACGCTGTCGGCATTGGTGGCAAACTGTGCAGAGACCAGCTTCATCTCGGAGTTGAGTACTCTGAGCGAGGCGTTTATCTCAGATACCGCCGCCTTATATTCCTGTTCTCCGTCGAGCTCAAATCTGGTTTTGATGGGCTGCGTGGCCACGCTTAACCACCTCCTCCAAGCAAATAGGCTGACAACGACTTCTGCGGCTTGTCCTCACGGTGCAGCGTCCTCCGTGGTGCGGCGGCCCGCAGTAGAGCCGCAACGCGCGCAGGTGTTGCGGTGCGCCAAAATGACCTCTCGTCGAGCCGGAGGACGCTCATCCATGCATACATGTACCAGGCGAAGTCAATACTGCGCGACTCTGGCTCCGCCTGGTCAGTCAGTTTTTTGGTGCGTCCTCCTCTGGGGAGAGTTCTGTGTCGGCAGACATGGCTTTTCTCACAAGCCGCATGACAATCGCCTTGACCTCGCCCATCCGTGCGGGTGCGAGCATGCGCCCCACCTGGCGAGAGGTATAGCGAACCTCTATCCCCTGCTCATCAGCGGAATCATTGAGCATGGCTGCGAGGAACTCCATCAGAGATCGGACGCTGGACTTACTTGACAGCGCCTCGATGATTTCCCCGCCGAAGGCATCCTGGACATCGGCCAGGACGTTCATGTTGCAGCAAAGCTGATAGGTGCGCCCGTCGAATTCAAACGGCACACGCTCAAGGCGCATATCTATCATGCCTGGGACCCTCCGAGCGCCCCATCGACCCACTTCTTGGCGTTCTCGACAGTATCGACGGTCACGACGTCGACCAGGTTTTGCGTGGCGGAGTGGTCTGCCATGAACTCGCCCGTCGTCGTGGGAGTCTGGAATGTGAGGCTGTCGCCCTTTGTCTTGTACACCATCGCCGGAAGGCCAAATATGACGCGCCGTATAAACACGCAGGTGTATTTGAGGGCGCCGTCAATCATGTCAGGAGCGTAGAACGCGCAGCCCACAGCGGAAGGCTCATCTGCGCCTGTGTAGGCAAGTCCAGTCGTGGCCGGCGTTATACCGGCAACGGTTATCGACGTATCCTTTGCTCCGAACATCGCTTTCTGTGCTTCAGCGGGTATGTATTTGACAGCGATGCTTATAGTGCCGCCGGTGATGAGCTTCATAAATTCAGCCATCACGCCCTCAGCATAGAGGCGGCCCTCGGCATATTTGAACTGCAGGTTCACATCCATGGCGTCACCGATGGTGGTGACGTCTGAGTATGAGATGGCCCCGCTTGTATTTTTGTACTTGCCAATTTTGATGTATCTCAGGTCAAACGCGGGCATTATATCAGTCCTTTCTCGTGCAATATCGTGTTTGCCGCGTCCTCGCAGGCGCGGATCATCTTCGGGGTCGCGGTCAAAATGGCGGCGTTCCAGAAGTGCGAACCAGGGATATAACCGTAGGCCTTTTTGCGCCCATAGTTAAGGACAAATGCCTTGACTGCATTCTTTGCGCCCTTCGCGTCCTTGCCCTTGATGGACATGGAAACGCTGTGGACTCCGTCCTTTGTGTCGACCTTTCTGTAGTAGGTGACATTGTCGCGCATGGCACCGGTATCAATATGCCCGGCGCGCACCAAGGCGCTCCGGGCCTCTTTCACAAATATCTCGGCGCCGGCGTACAGGATCTTCTTGGTGTTCTCCTTGTCGTACAGGCCGTTGTCCTCGAGCTGGCGTATCAGCTCCGGCAAGGCGCTCTCTGAATACTGAAAACTAGCCATACAGCGCCCCCGCAGCTATGGCCGTTAAGCTCGCCTGCGACTGGCGCTTGTCGTCCGAGTACTGCACGGCGTCCAGCGTGGCGATCCAACCAGCAGCTTCAAGTGCTGCCTTCACCTTTATCATCAGCGGCACATAGCTTCCGCCGGTGAAGATGTCCACAGCGTAGGCCACACCCGTCTCAGCTTCCATACCTTCGGCGTATATCTGCCCGGTCTGCCCTATGCACTGATAGGTCACAAAGGCGTCCTCAGTTCCTCTGTACGGGACCGGAGACACAGGCGCTCCAATGTCCGCAAGGGCTTCAGCTATCGGTATCATGCTTTGCCTCCTCAACCGGGAACACAGTCTCCGACAGTCTGAGCGACAGCAGCTGCACGGGCAGCCCGTCGGAGTTCTCTTTGCGCTGGATCTGCACTATGCGATACTGGTTCCCATCGACCAGGCAAAACTGCTCGGCGCTTATCGGAGCCGGCCACATCTCGACGGCAATGTCTACACGCTCACCGGCCTGCAGCGCGGCGTAATATCGCGTCACGCCGACGGTGGATTCACCAAAGTAATAGCTCCGACCCGGGCGCAGGCAGCGGGGCTCGGCCTCAGTATCAAGTGTGCAGACAGTCAGCACGCGGTCATAGATCATGCGCTGCCACCTGCCTGCGCGATCTTGCGGTCATTGAGCTCCGCCCGGATCATGCGGGGCATGCCCGAGGCGTCCGGGCTTGCCCGCCGGCGATATATCCAGGCGGCATACATGGAGAGCAGCGCGTCATCTTCAGGGGCGTCCGGATTAAGCCGGACGCCCTCTCTCGATATCGCCGCATGAGCCATTGACAGGTAGTGGTCAAGCTGCACCTCCTGCTCGGGCGTGGGATGCAGCAGGCCGAGATCGGTCTGCAAAAGGATCCTCTGGTTTGCCGTAGGCGTCACTCGGCCCACCTCCTTTTAGTTAGCGGCGTCCGTGGCGAATGTTACGGTCTTTGTCGGCGCCGTGTTCGCATAGTTGAGCAGTACAAAGGCCTCTCCGCGCACAGGCTTACCGTCATAGCGCTGGGTGCCCTTAAACACCGTACAGTCATCCAGGAACATGGGGATGTCCGAGTAAGCGATCTTCGCACCGCTCCGCTCGGCAATGACCTCCAGCGTCAGATATCCGCCCGCAATGTCGTTATCAGCCATGAACTCGAGCTCTACGATTTCACCGCCTATAACCGGCATGACATTGGAAACACCGGACATAAGCGCTGCGGAGCTATTGAACTCAAGGCAGCGGCAGATGAGGTCCATATGGGTCTTTCTGTTCATGACCCACACAGGAGCACCAGTTGCGTAGTTAGGCTTCGCGGTTCCCAGAGCAGCCAACAGAGGCGAGAAGAACTCCTTACCAGTGCTTGCCGCCAGGTCAAGCGTCAGAATGTTGGTGGTTGACAGGTTTGTAAAAGCACCCTGATTCTTGCCCCACCATGCAGGCTGCGAATCGGCAGCCAGACGCGTGACAAAGCCCACGGGCATTTTTGTTCCGGTACCGTACACGATTGCTTTATCAAGTGCAAGACCTATAGCCTGCCCAAGATAGTCAATGATTGTGGCCAGAAGCTGGAGATCCGAGTCATCCTCAAGGCTGCTGTTAGGCACGGACACATAGCCGCCAACTTTGTATTCATCCAGTTCTACCTGTGTAAAGGTTATGGTGAGCTCATTGACAGCACCAACCGCCTCCGTCCATATCCCTTCCGGGATTGCTCCGGCAACGTTTTGACGTCCTTTCCCGGATATCGGGCGAAGCGTAACAAACCTAATCAGCTTTGAATAGCGATCAACGCCGTCGCGCAGCACGCCCATCAGAATGTCGGGAACACCGAGCTCGGCGCCGGTCACGGAGGATGCAGCGCGGCGAAAGCCGCGGACACGAGTCAGGAACTCTTTTACGTCCTCTCGGGTAACAAGCGCCGTGCGCTGTTCAAGAGTCTCGCCCAGGGCACGTATCGCCCTGGTGTTGGTCGATATATTCGCCACAGAATCACTCCTTTTCTTCACATCTGCGCCGGGCTCGGCGCTTCTTGCGGCCTTGCCGGCCGCTTCGATTTCTGCAATCTGCCTCTCCAGCTCGGCGATCTCGCCTGATATGCGGGTCTGCTCGCTCGTGTTGGTTTCCCGCGTCTGCTCGAATTCGCTTACAAGCGTTTCCACGACTTCGCGCTCCTCATCAGTCGCGGCCTCGTTTATCGCCTGTTCAAGCTCCGCCTCGCGAGCCTCGAAGCTGGATGCGGCGGTACGCAGCTGCTCCAGCTCGGCCTGCAGGGGCTCGATCCTCTTGCGGAGAACGAGTACTTTAAGTGCCATTGCTACCTCCTAATCTTCGTCTCATTTCAGCGCGCCAAAGCTCCAGGCGGCGCCGGTTGATGGTCTCCAGGTCCCTGCGCCTGGCTTCTATGCCAGTGTCCTCATACGCCGGGAACGTGCAGGGGCTGACCTCGTAGAGAGGGCTGATCTTCTCTATCTCCCAGCGGCATTTGCCGTCACCCAGCTCGATAAACCGCTCGGACTCAATTTCAAATCCAAACGAGCACTGGCTCACGTCTCCGCGCTTGACGCGGGCATATAGGTCCATCGCAGCCCGGTCTTCCTGGTTGATGGTGATACGCCCCCACAGGCCTCTGGCGTCCTGCTTCAGGGTCAGAGTACCGGCGCGGGTTCGGCCCAGGACGAGATCCGTGTTGTGGTTTACCAGCGCGCGCACGTCACCGGACACAGATTCGTCAAAAGCACCGGGCAGAATAACTTCCGATGCTCCCGGCCAAAACTCGTAGGGGCTGTTGAAAACGGCAAAGTATCCCTCGATATAGAGCTCTCCGCCCTCCTCGCGCGTGGAATACTCGACCGGCAGGCAGCGGCGCTGCCTGTTAGTTCTATCTGCTCCGGGCATATCAGTCCTCCTCACTTTGCAGCTTTTTCTGATTGCCGATCATGCCGGCAGGGATATAGTTCTCCAGGATAACGCGCTCATCCAGGCCGGGCTCAGGCGGCAGATCGAGCCAGTCGCGGACCTCGTTGCCCGTCATTATGCCGCGGACATACTGGTCGTCGCCGACCGAGGCCAGTGTCTTAAGGTCGTAGGCATACAACCTACGAGTATTGAACTTCCAGTACCAGCGATCGGAGATCAGGAGCTTCTTTGTCAGTTCCTGTGCGATGCCGTTGGCTATCGGCTGGGCAGTCGTGCGGATAAAGTTGTTGTACGCCGCCTCGCTGTACTCCCCCACGCCGAGGAAATACGGCGGCACCCGTATTGCAGCAGCGACGCAGCGCTTGTCCATCTCCACGCTGGACGATATCGCAATGTCGGCCAGGGACAGCGGTTTTACCGTGACAACGTCCATGAGCTCAGCGGGGATCATCCAGGGCTCACCGGCGCGCTGCGTCTGTATGTACTCATGCATAAGCTTCTCGCGGCCAGACGGATCTCTTAGTTCCTCGGAATTGGAGTCCACCTTGATGATCACGCTCGGCATCCACTTTGAGGACATAAAGGCGTTGGTGGTTGCCGCCGCCTGTCGCAGATTCTTAAGCACCTCGCGCAGCTGCACACGCGGGCCTCTGCCCCGCCACGGCGCAGCCGGATCCGGATGCAGCCGGAAGTGCAGCACAGCATCAGGCGCAAACATCTGGCCTCGCCATTGGATGGAATAGCTCAGGCCGTTGTCCTGAGGCAGCGTCGTCGCGCCCGGCATGGGCAGCAGCTCTTCTATCCGGCCGTTACGGGAAGCAGGAAGGACGAAGGCGTTGCCGTCCCCAGATGTGAACATCGTGGTCACGATCCAGCTGACCCAGGTCTGGCGTGTCCCCAGACTGTACGGGGTGATATCGATCATGCGCGACAGCTCGTTTTTGAGCCGCTTGTCGCCCTCGTCGGTGTTCTCCATGAGCCATATTGTGGCGTCAGATATGATATCGGCCACCATGCCGACGGCATTGGCAACGTCCGGCGAGTCGATGAGCCTCGAATATCCGGGCACAGTGAGGTCCGAGTCTGTGTCGGCCAGCGTTATCCATCGCGTCCCGGTCGACAGCGGGGCATCCCGCGAGCGCGGGACCGGCTTAACTCGCAATTAATCACCCTCCTTCTGAGCGCCGAACCAGCCGGCGCCTTTCTTTTTGGCCTCAAGGTCTATGAGATAGGTGCAGGCTGCGAACACTGCGCAGTCGAACACATCTATGCGCAGATTCGGAGCCAGCTTGTCGTAATACGTCACGTCATCGGCCTTGTCGACGCCGTGGACGTTCTGGACGCAGTATTCAAACGGCTCAGCATGGCAGTAATACAGCGTGCCGGCCTTGGCAGAGTTCATGAGGTAGTGAAACCCCTCATTTTTGAGCAGAGCCGTCTGCGGCTGGTCCCGGACGGTAAAGTGCGCCGCCTTCATGCCGATGTAATACTCGCGGCAGAATTTGCGGTCGTGTCCCACCCGGCGCACCTTGAAACCGCGCGTGCGCATGTCCGAGAACCACCGGACCACGTCAGCGTGATTTGTGACCTTGTCGTTTGTCATGTCCAGCCAGTGGTCGTCGAGCCAGCCGAACAGAGGTATCTGGTCCTGCTCTGCCTTTACGAGCGCAGCCGGACGTGGGAACCAGCAGTGAGGGACGATGATGTCCACGCCCTGGTAGTGGCCGAACAGGCACGCTGCGGTGAGGTCATGCAGCTTTGAGAGGTCGGCGCCGCCGTACCACTCGACCGGCAGCCTGGCAAGTTGGTCAAGCGTCCAATCATACTTGGCGTCAGACGCCCGCCACTCCTCGATGTCGAAATACGCACGCAGCGATTGGATAAAGACATTGAGGCTCTTGGTCAGGAATTCCGGCCTCATCTGGGGATCCTCGCGGGCAAGCTGCGCGTCGGCGATCATGTCCGCCGGGCGGATGCTCGCGCCCCAGCCCGGATTACAGGCCTGCATGACAGCCGGGTCATCATAGTCTACTTCGCCGTTCGCGCCCTGCTCGGCCGCGGCTATGAATACGAAGGTGCGGTCAGCTATGTCCCCGGTCACGGTGCCGTCGAGGATCTTCCGGCAGAAGTCCACGCGCTGCGCACAGAAGCCGAGCTCCAGCGAGCCGGCAGTCGAGATGCCGATGACTAATTTGTTGGAGTACGCCTTGGTCGCGTCCTTGAGTACCTGGTACTGCTTGGCGCTTTTGTAGGTGTGCATCTCGTCGGTAATGATTATGTTTGCGTTGAACGAGTCCTGACGGTCGGGCGACGTAGCCAGGGCATTGATAGAGATATACCCGTCTCCGACATCGCCCGATATGCTGTGCTCATTATTGCTGCCTATAATCCGCAGCCCGTTGTCGGGGTCCTCGTCTACGGATATACCGAGACGCTTCACGTTGAATTTGAGGAAGTCAAAGCCCTCCAGGGCCTGCTTCAGCGCGCCGCCGACCTCATACACCTTTGAGCCCGACATCCGGTAATAGAGGGCAAAGGCCCAGGCCAGTGCCGCGGCGAAGGTGGTCTTGACGTTCTTGCGCGGGACAAATATCAGGGCCTCGACATATCGCCGCAGCTGTGTGCCCGGCTGATAAAAGCCCATGATGTTGTAAACGCAAAACTTGTGATACGGCAGCAGCTCAAAGGGGCGTCCGCGCATGGGCAAGCCCTCGAGGTCCTCGCCCTGCTGGTGGCATATCGTAGTCTCGATGAGCGCGATTATCAGGTTGGCCTCTTCCGCCCGGAAGTCCCAGCGCCCCGTGTCCAAATCGGACACATATCTGGCGCAGGCCTGGCGGATCTCGGTGCAGGCGGGAACGTCGCCGGACAGGACGCCCTCAACATAGGCGTCGACAGCAGCCTGGTAGTCTGCCGCTTTGGCAATGGCCGTTTCCTTGGCCGTATCCAGTAGCGCCTCTATCGGGCTTCCCGACGAGGTATTTGCTTCAACAGCGCTTCTGGCCTTTTTCAGCCCTGCGGGAGTCAGGCCCAGCTGAGTGCGCAATGCCAGGACATCCGCACGCAGCTTCTCGACGGACGACCAGTACGGGTCTTTCGCCATGTACTCGGCTCCGGCCTTGTTGGTCATGCGGGCCACCATCTGGCCGCCCTGCCTGCGCCATTCCTTTTCCGCTCTGGAGAGCTGGCGTTCAGTCTTGGCCAGGGCCTTGATGGTCGGCTCGTATATCTCGTTGTAGGTGTCCACGGCGCGCATTGCGTCGCGGATCATGTCCTCTCTGGCCAATTCACCGCCTCCGGCCCATTCGCGCGGGCGCGTCGTTCACGGGCGCTGCCCGCGCGCGAGTTCTTGTTTCCGTTTCTCCTGAGCGCCGAATTTTACCCCCCCTCGAAATTTTTGTCCGCTGTCGGAAGAAGTTCCGGCCCCAGTGATCAAGGGCAAAGATTCTCCGCCTCAGGGGGTGGGGGGGATAGTCCGGCGGCGCCATGACTCGCCGAGCGCTGAGAGACTGCCGTCGTCGTTGTGCATCGCGCGGTGCGCCTCAGCCGACAGGCTCAGGAGGTTCCAGTCAGCCCAGGCATATTCTGGCCAATCCTCGGCCGGCCAGATGTGGTGAACGACAGTCGCCTCAACGTTGCGACCGTAGCGCCGCGCCTCGCGGCAGCGGTACCCGTCACGGCGCAGGATGCGCGGCCTGACATAGACACGCCATCGTCGGCTCTCGTACCCGTCCCACATTCAGCACACCTCCCGGCGGCAAACAAAAAAGCGCCTGCCTCCGACACATAGTCGAAGTCAGGCGCTGGCACTTTGGCACTGGCACTCGCCGTCTGCGATTGTCACGAGGAGCTGGCGCTTGCAGCGTCGGCACCACACCGGCAGTTTCGCTGCTCGGGTATCCGGCAGGATAACCTGGTCTGTGCGGCTGCCGCATATCGGGCAGACGATTCGTCCTCCTCGCACTTCCAGTTTACCCAGCGCGCCTAATTGCGTCAAGCGTTTTCGTGTACCTTCCGTCATTTTCTCGTACCTCCCGCCTAAAGATATACACAACCCCAAGTCAGAAAAAATAATAGCTATTCGATTTTTCGGCGTCTGCGAGCAGGCTCTGGCCGCGGCTCAGGCAGCAGATACGATATATATGTGTAGCAGCCGTATCCATTCTGCCGCTCGTCTCGGTCCAGGATCACAGCTCCCGGCGGCGCTGTGATAGTCACATTGTCGTCGACCAGCTGCGACTCCCGCACAGGCTTGGCAAGGTTTCGGGATCCGACATAGCCTTTGTCACCGACCGCAATTACCTTTGAATCAGCGTCCGGGTTGCGCTCTCGTACCATGTACTGCGCGATCTCCATGAAATCATCGCGGCCGTAGTGCTCGCTGTCCGAGAGCTGGGAGATCTCTATGTTGTCTCCCCACTCCCAAAGTGAGCGAATCAGCTCATAGTCCGCCCGGCCGGACGTGGCGTTGATGACCATGTGGAAATGATACCGCCTGGAGCCGTCGTCCTGGAGCTCATGTATCGCATAAACATAGCGCAGCTCCTCCCCATCCGCACGCCGCCGAGCCCGCAGCCGGTCCATGAATCGGGCCATGATCTTCTTGCAGGCCTTGCGGTTTGGAGGCAGGTGAGCGTCATCAAAGCCGAGGGTGATCCACAGGTCGTGCCTTTTGAAATTGGCACAGAGCAGCAGCTGCAGCTGCTTCCACATCGCTTTGAAGTTCAGCTTCTGCCGGGCCGCGCTGCTGCACTTGGCTTTCTCCGCACGCTCTCTTGGAGAGTCCGCCGCCATGGCCTGGGTATAGCACACGCCGTACACGAGCCGACCGGCTGTCACCGTGATGAGGCGTTTAGTCTTTGCTATGGCGGCCGCCCCCCTTTACGCGCGAAGGCGAGGCCGCAGCCTCGCCTTCCCTTTTCTGTTGTTCCCGTCGCTGCCGGAACGAGCAGCCTTCCGGCCCAGCTGATCCCCTGGCTACGCACCAAGGGTGGTTAAGGATATCGCACACGGCGCTGCCGCCCGGCAGCCGGCGAAATGATTTGCAGTCAACACTCCGTCCGTCGGCGTCTGACGCAAGCCTAAACTTTATTCTTGGCACTGGCCTTCCTCCCATCTTCAGCGGCTTTTCGTGTTCGCACCCGATATGAGTACCCATCCCGCGACCGCCCGCAGCAAGCACAGTGTACTTTGTGCAGGAGCTGCTCCGCGTCGAGCTCGGTCACCTCTTCAAACTTCGGGCTGCAGGTCACGCACAGCGTAATATGACGTTCAGTTCTCACAAGGCAGTCTCCCCTTCCGGTATGCCGATATCCGGTATGTAATAATAATGGCCATCACCGCCGCCACAGCTCCGGCATAGCCCGTCCATGAGCGTATGTGCATGTACCCGCAAAGCGGAACATCGAGCCAGCAGCATGCGATCCAGCCAATGAGCTCGGACCACATCGCCCAAAACAGGCGGTCAATTTGTTTCACTGACAGCTTCATCGTTCGGCATATTGAGGTGTATATAGCCCATCTCGAACAGAGACGCGCCCGTAATGGAGCAGCTTTCCTCAAGGTTATCCGGACCATCACAGCCCGTAATGGAGCAGCTTTCCTCGAGGCTATCCGGACCATCACACACCCCGTTGAGCGCGCATTTGCCGCAGTCGAGGTATATCTCCCGAGCCTTTGCGCAGTTTCGGACTATGGCAGCGTAGTCAAATTTGTTCAATATGATTTTCATTTTCACTCATTGCCTTTCTCTTTCAGCAGAGCAATCGCCTCTTGCAGCGCCTCCTCGTTAACAGGCCGCCATCGCCCGCCGTCAACATCTGTTATCACCGGCATGGACAGCAGCTCCTCCGTAAGCGGGGCGCCCTGCCTTCCCATCGCCCCGCGCGGGCAACCTACGTAGTCGATGAATAACTGTCCAAATTCGCCAAGCCGCTCAAGCACTGTCTTAAGCTCCGTCTCGGCCTCTATCAGCTCGCGCAGGCGGTTGAGGACAAAGTAAGCGCCGAGGATATCCTTGATGCGTGGCTCATAGTGCTCACAAGAGTGCCCGCATCCACTCATTTTGAGGTCCTTACTAGAACATTTTAGTATATAAGCACACGCCTCAAAGTGGGCACAATCCCCGCAATGATGAACCCGTTTCAATGTTAGCTCCCCTGTGGCCCGCGCCACTCCTTCAAAATTTCCCGCTTCCGATGCTGACACCATGAAGTTTCTGGGAAATGAAAAGCTCGATCACTTTCGCATCGCTTGAGATGACAACACTCATCACATTTCCCAAACGCTACAGCCTCAGAAATTGCAATCCCCTCTGCCTGCTTTTCCTGCGAGTACTTCCGGTCAAACATCGTGACATGTTGAGTCATATCAGACCTCCTGTGTCTCGCGCCAATCCCATTTACTCAACTCCATGCAACCGCGGCAATGGTTTGAGGTCGCAGACTGCCGTGTCCCTCTCCATTTCAGCTTTCGCCGCTCTTGCCTCTGCTGCCTCTGCTCTGGCAAGCAGTTCCGGTATTAGCGGGCAATGAGCCGCTGGAACAGCCGTACAGAATCCGCCCACCGCCGTACAGTTCCCGTTGTCTGGGTGACGGTAATGACATTTGAGGCAATTTAGCTCGCGCCTTGCAGGTTTATCTTGGGGTTCAAAGCACGCTTCGTTGAATGTGCATGGCATATTGTTTTTTGTACATTTATCCAGTACTCTGTATTTGCAAAATGACACGCTTCTTTCCCCCCTTCATACACCGCCTAAACGCTCCCCTCTCATCTGCACGGCCTTATCCCGCACGAGTTTGTCTATGACGCGGCCGGGTTCGCGGTATCCGCAGAGCCGGGTGAGCTCTCGGATGTGCCAGGCAGTTTGAGGGGTGACGCGGACGATCAGCCGCACCAGGCGTTTATTCTTCGACATTGGCTTCCTCCTCGGCGGGAGCTGCGTACAGCGGGCAATTTGCCCTGACCGTTTCTCCCGGCTTTGCTGCCGACCCGCACCATTGTTTTTTTACACAGTTGTTGCAGTTCCCCTTTGACATCAAATCGTCGAATGATTCTCTGTATAGCTCAGCGCTGTCGTAAGCCTGGGCTATCAGCCAGCACGGGTCAATGAACCTGTGAAGTCCGCATTTTTCAAGCTCTTGAGCTGCCTCGCGGGTCTGTCCCATCTGTTCATAACACAGTTCGAGCAAGACACAGTCACTAATTTGTGCGATGGTCGGGAACGGATATCCGTAGGGAACAAGCTCACCTCGTATGTGATCCACGCCGCATACGGCCCATTTTTCACCCGACGGCACATGCAGCACGATGTCATTCGGCATTATCGTCGTCCGCTTTGCAGCTGACCGAGCTGACAGTGACTGTATGAGGTCAACTGCGTCGCGGATTATGGCGCAGCCGTGGAGGCTGCAGTTGTGCTCACGCCCACAGCCAAGGCAGCGATGCGCGTCCTGCACCGATATGCGCTGCAAGTCTGAAATCACCTGCTCGCACCTTTCAGCGGTAATATCCATATTCGTCCTCCAATTCAAGTCTGTGCAGCTTGTATTCGTATGTAAGCTGCTGCCGGTATGTCTGTTGACCTGAAGCCCTCCCGACCGGGGCCGGGCTAAACTCTTTGCAGGTCTCAGAGACCGGGCAGCCGCGCCGGTGATTCGCACGCAAGACGAACAGGCATAAGTCCGACGCATCATAATAGCGGCAGCTCTTGCAGCGTTCAGGCATCATCACTGTTTTCTCCGTCGGCCGGTTCAGCCGCCCACTTGCAGCCAGAGCAGCCCGTTGGCGCACGCCCCAGTAGCGTATTTACACACATGCCGGTCAGTTCCGACAGTTCCAGCATATCTTCAAGAGCACAGCCTTCAGGTGAGCGTATATGCCCCAGGCGGCCTGGCCTTCCGGACATGAAGCGCTGTATATCTTCCTCGGACTCACAAAGGGCATAGGCGAGCTCACTAATTGAGACACCTGCTTTTGAGCATGCATCAGCAAGATGTCTCCACAGCGCAGAAAACTCTTTTTTGTCGCCTATAAGGCGAGCAGAGCTTTTATCCGCTTCCGGATCCTCTCTGGAGCTTGTTGTTGCATGGCTTTGACCTGCAGAAGCATCCGCTTCCCTGCTAAGCTCAGACGCGATAGCAGCCACAGATTGTGCAGTAGGCGTCCCTTTAGCCTTGCTTCTGACCTTTGCCTGCTGCTCCTGAGGCAGCCGGGCGAGTTCATATGCCGCCGACTCGGAGAGGCTGCCGGTCTCGAATGCTTCCATCCACTCCGGGGAGAGATTCTTGCGTATAACATCCAACCGCGCCAGGCGGGATGCCGATATCTGCATCGCCTCGGCCACGGCGTCGCGCAGCCTGCCGGGGATCTCCACGCCCTGACGTTTCAGCTCGGCAAGCAGCTCTCTGTAGCGCTCCGCCTGGCGCATCGTGTCCGCCGACGACATGACCCTTGTCGCACGGTTGGCCTCGATCAGCAGCAGCTCCTCCAGGACATCTGAGGCGGGCTCCCTGATAATGGCCGGTACTCGGGCCCAGCGCTCCGGCTCGTCCTTCGCCAGCTCGCAAATTGCAAGGAACCGGCGGTGCCCGGATATTATGCGGTAACCTCCGCTGCCGTCGCGCACCGGCCTGACGATTATCGGTTCAATAAGGCCATTGAGCGCGATGCTGTCCGCGAGCTCATCTATGCTGCTCGTGTCATAGAAGTTTTTCTCGTTCTGCAGCAGTCGCTCCCGAGGGATGAAGGATATGGCTGTCGCCTCAGTGTCCAATTTGGACACGTCCTCTGGCTTTATGTAATCAGATACTGAAAACGGCTTCTTCGCCATTAAACACCCGCCCCCTCGAGGTATTCTACGACCAGAGCGCGATAGTCGCGGCCGGCGGAGCTGTAGCGGCTGTACTCATTGAGGGGCTGCCGTGCAAATGTGCTCTCGTCGACCTTGTCGCTGCGCCGGATGACCGTGCGGAACACGGGAACGCCGGAGTCTCGGAGCAGCGCTTCGCCCTGAACGACCGCCGGGCTGTTGTGCCACATCGTGACCAGGATGCCCGCCGTGCGTATGCCAGGACATATCCCCCGCACTCCGGAGATCTGCGTGAGCAGCTCACGCATACCCGACACGGAGAATGCGTCGACCTTAACGGGGATTATAACGTCGTCTGAGGCAGCGATTGCCGCGACGCTGGCGGCGGTGAAGGACGGCGGGCAGTCGATGAGCACCACGTCGTATGCGGTGGCTTCGCCCGAAGTCCTGGCGTCCTCGTCGATGACGTCCAGGAAATCGCGCAGTCTGCCGGCTCCAACGCCCTTGCTGACGCTGGCGATGTCAGCGGTGATAAGCGATATATCCGAGGGCACGATATCGACGCCCTCGTGCGCCGTGCAGTAGATGCAGTCGTAAGGGTCATCCGCAAGCCCGTCCATTATGCAGGCGATCGTATTCGCGTCCTCGCCGATGCCGTAAAAGTGCGAGGCGTTGGCCTGCGGGTCGGCGTCGATAACAAGGACCTTTTTGCCGTAGTCCTCGGCAAAAATTGCCGCCATGTTTACGGTGGTGACGGTTTTACCGACGCCGCCTTTCAGATTCACGATGGATATTGTTTTCATTCGTCTGTATCCTTTCCTGGGCGTTGCCGCGCCCAATGAGATATGATTCACGGAACTTTCTGCCTCTCGGCATATAGAACTCGACGGTGTAGTATCTTCTTTCGGGATGTATGTACAGGATCCGCCCCCGCGTCGGCGGAAGAGCCGGACCTCTTTCGCCGCAGGTCGGCGCACGGCATACGCGATCACCTACTTGCATTGAGCCCTCCTAAAACGGCAGCGTCATTTGCTGCTCCTCCGGCGTTGCCGGTTTGAAGCGCGACGTGGACTTGATTTGATAGCTGGCACCCTTGTAAAAAAACTTCATGTGCTTCGGATAGAACCCAAGCCGGAAATGGCCGAGCTCCCCGTCCTTGTTCTTGGCAACGTTGAGCGTGCGATTGCCCGAAGGGGTCTCCTCGTCTTCGAGGTACAGGAGCATGACTATGTCTGCATCCTGCTCTATCTGTCCTGACTCTCTCAAGCTCGCCAGTGTCGGCGCGCTCCGCCTGCCCTTTTCGGGCCGGCTGAGCTGAGAGAGTGCAACAACTGTTATCCCCGTATCCCTGCCCAGCTGCTTGAGGGCAAGAGAGATATTTGTGATCTTCTCATACCTGTCCCGTCCGGATGCATTGAGCAACTGCAGATAGTCGATGAATATCACGTCATAGCGGCGGGAAAGCGATACTGCCCTGATATCCATCGGCGTCATGCCGGAGGCTTCTACGACCTCAAGGGGTATTCTGTCACTTCTTGCACCCAGGGCCTCGACTGCTTTGAGCTCGCCGTCGCTCAGGCGGCCGGATTTGATTGAGCCGAAGTCGACCTCCGCGGCATAGGCGATCATGCGGTCATACAGCTTTTTGTCGCTCGTCTCAAGTGAAAATATGCCCACGCGCTTCCGCTGTGTCTGGGCCATCTCGTAGGCAAACTGTGCAGCCAGCATTGTCTTGCCGGCTGAAGGATACCCGCCCAGTATTATCAGGTCGCCGGGCTCGGCAAACAGATTATCGTCGAGGGGCCTGAAATTCCACCGCAGGTATTGCGGGGCCTTGTGTTCTGATTGCCGCGCATGAAACTCGCATACACCATCAATGAACGGGACTATGCGCAGCCGGCTCCGCTTGGCCAACATCAGTGACAGCTGCTCTGCGCTGCTTCGGGCCTCGTCGATGTCGGCGGCGCTGACAATTCGCATGGCTGCGGCCTGCAGCTTGCCAAGCTGTACAGTATCGCGGACGATGGCGGTATATGCTTCCCAGTTGGCAGCTGTAGGCGTAGTGTTGAGGATCTCGCCTATGACTGGCCCATATGCTTCGCCGACCTCGGCCATCAGGGTAACAGGATCAACGGGCCGGCCCTCTGAAAACAGCTTGCAAACTCCCTTATACAGGCTCCCGAGAGCGCCGCTCCCGAAGTCCTCCGGAGAGAGCCTCCGAACAACATCACCAACGATTTCAGGGCTTATCAGCATGGAGCCGATCACGGACTGCCTGGCAGCGTTCAGCGTTTGTTCATTCACCACTCCTGCGTCCGCTCCCCTCCGCCGGGGGTGCGCTGGGTATGCGCTCCGGGTATTTTTGAGTAATCGTCGTTCCAAGGCTCGCTGTTGAGCCAGGTGGACGCATGAGGGATTATGCCGCGGCGCCATTGCTCGCTGCGCATGTCCTTCTCAAGCGTCTGCGACATCAGCTTCAGGAGCTCGTCGTCGGGCTTGAGCTTGTCCCAGGCCCGCACCGCAGCCTTTCGGCCGGCGCCGTTTGGATATGCTTTCCAGAATCTTTCAAAGCACTCAGGTTTCCATGTGGGTGTTGAGACCGTTCGTACACCCTTTTTGGAGCCGGCACGCGCATTTCCCCCCTCTGGGGGGACTATAGGGGGGTTAGTATTATCATGTATATATAATCTACTACTATTAGGGTGGACATTTTTGTCTAGACCCCCCTCGACAATTTTGTCTAGACCCCCCCGGGGGGTGTAGACATTTTTGTCTATACCCCCCTTGCCGGGGAAAAACGCGCCGGCATAAATCCGGCGCTCGCTTCCATTGTCAGTTGCTGCCATTTCGCAGCGTATAAACCCTGCCGCCTCCATCTGAGAAATCATCCTGCTGATGGTCCGCTCCGACACGCCGAGGACCCCCGCAAAATAGGTGTTCGTCGCCCAGCAGTAACCGTCCTCGCCTATGAGGGCGGAGAGCTCTGCATAGAGCAGCTTCGCGGTTGACGACAGTTCCTCGGAGTATCTCACCTCAGAGGGCAGCTGTGCCCAGTAACTGCGACGTACCTCCGGCATGGTACACACTCCCCTCTTGCATTTTGCGAGATATCGGATATAATGGACTTACATTCGTCTGTGTCTCTGGCATGGACTGCGTCGTACCGGTTGCCGCCGGTGCGGCGCTTTTTTTGTTCTTGCACATAGTTCACACCACTTTCATTCCCGGATAGTACTCCGGTACTTCTTCCACTCCGATGCGCGGGCGGCCGGGGCCTCGCTTGCGCTTCGTTGCAGTTAGGGTCTGTTTCGGGGAGTCGGGCTGTGCCGAGGATGCCGGCGCCGCCGGTACGTAACGTATCGCTTCCTGCTTGATGGATTCCAGGTATGCCTCTACATCCGCTTCGGAGAATCGCATGGTCGAGCCCATGACATAGTAGACGCCGATGCGCCGGGTCTTGGCCAGGCGATAGACCGTTGACTCAGAGACACCGAGCCTCTCGGCTACTTCCTTTTTGGTCAGCATTTTTTACCTCCTTTGCAAACTTGAGGGACATGGCGGCCTGAATAATGTCGTCAAGCTCATCCATGATATCGTCATACGCTCCGCGCTCCTGCGCGTCGATCTTCCCGTCCTCGGCGATCTCTATCAGGTCGTCGAGACGTTCTTTCCGGCCGAAGTCCCGCAGCCTGCGCAGCAGCGACAACACGGCCTGCGGCAGCTCCGTGACCTCAATGTCCGGGATGATGCCGGGGGCACCGAGGCTGTCGACGAGATACCAGTAGGCAAGCACCTGCTGCCCTGTGACGTCCACCATACGGACAACGGCCTCGCTCGATATCTGCTGCTCGCCGAGCTCCCAGGCCGCCACCGTGCGGACAGAATAGCCTAGGGCTTCCGCCCAGCGCTCCTGGGTCATGCCTGCAATGCCTCTGCCGATTCGCGCGATATTCCTGCGGTCGCGGCTCATTGTGTCAGGCCTCCTTTCGGCATAAGCTGGAATCATCATCGTACAGCATGATCGTGTCTCCGTAGGCCGCCATGTCATACAGGTCGTCTATCGTGCAGCCGAGGCTGTTTGCTATCATGGGCAGCTTGTCGGCAGATGGGAACGTAGTGCCGGCCTCCCACTGGTGAACCGCAACTAAGGTTACGCCGCATCGGCGTGCCAATTCTGCAAGCGTCAGGCCTCGGGCAGTACGCAGCGACTTTATGTTCATCCTTGGTTTTTCCATAAATTCATCCCTCCCCTCTTGCCTCACATCTGTCTAGCGTGTTATGATAGGCGCAAGGCTAAGTTGTGCTTAAACTATAATCCGTAAACACGGAACTGTCAAGGTAATTGCACCGTAATTACGGAATATCGTGGTTTTGCACAATTTATTTCCTGTCGCACATTAAAAGGGAATTGGGCATTATGGACAAAGATTTGTTCATCGAAAACATAATACATTTCAGCACCCTCAAACGTGAGTACCCTACGAAAGCATGTGAGGCAGCTGGAGTAGGTAAGAGCTTTGTCTCAGATATCAGAAGGGGACAAGTCCCGTCTGTTGAGAAAGTTCAAATGCTGGCAGACTACCTTGGTGTCACAACGTCGCAGCTGCTGGGGGAAGAAACAAAAAAAGAGCCCGACGGCGAGAATGCCGTCGAGCTCCCTGATCCTCTTGATGCGCAGCTTATGGACCTGTTACGCCGGGCTGATCCTGAGACGAAGTCTGCGATGCTTGTTCTTCTACAGCAGCGGAAAAAAGACGAATAAACTCACGTTTTTCATTGTCCGACAGTGTGGCAAACAGTGCAATGATTTGGTCATCCAGATCAGAGGGCATTTTTCCGGCTCCTTTCCGACCCGGTCCCGTGTCTTATTGGTACCGAAGTGAGTATAGCATAATATTACAACCTTTGCATTATGTGGAGGTGTAGCAAATGGAGAAGGCAAAAAATATTGTCCTCGTGGTCTGCGGTATTATGCTGTTCTTTGGTTCACAGGCGGCATACGGAACATGGCTGTACTTATTTGCGTGGGTCGCCGGAGTCGGCATGCTTATCCTCGGCATCTACGGATTGGCAAAAAATCGCAAGCACAAAAATGCAAATAAATATACAGAACATAAAGTGCAAGAAAGCCCTTCAGTTAAGAGCGAACCAGTTGTTCAGAGCAGGCGAGCAAACGACTGTGTTTACAGAGAGTACAAAGTGGTCGGCGTTACTTTTGACACTGACGGAGTGTCGCGTCAAGAGCTGCTCGAGAAGATTGATTGCCACGCTCCGCCTTTCTCCGGAGAACTTCGCTATGGTCTAGTTCCCTATGATTTTGAAGGAGAACAGGCAATAGGCGTACACGTGAACGACATTCAAATCGGCAACATTTCGAGGGATGATATTCCCGAAATTCTCCGTATGTGGCGCAGAATAGAGGACATTTCAGATGTGGAGATCATCGGCGGCGAATATGGCTTTGACGGACATGCCTTGAAGTACGGCGCTCGTGTAAAGATTAAAATACGCAGGGAGGATGCTTCGGCATGAGCGATAATTATGAGCCTATATACAGCCGCGGACGCGCTGTAACTACATGCCCTAACTGCGGAGCCGAGAATGAACCTCGTTCGAACTTCTGCGCCCGCTGCGGTGCCAAGATTCCTAATGGCAGATGCCATTGTCCGGACTGCGGCCGTACATATGCAGATGACGTTGCGTACTGCACAAACTGTGGGGCAAAGACCGTGCCAGGAGATCCTCCACGGAGAACCCAGGAATACTATGACACCTATGAATACCGCGAAAGCAGAAGCCGCAGACAGCCAACATCCGAAAAAGACTGGCTGGTCGCTCTGTTGCTTTGCATTCTCGTTGGAGCGTTAGGCGTTCACAGATTCTACGTTGGGAAGATAGGAACTGGCATCCTTTGGCTTATCACCGGCGGTTGCTTCCTCATAGGCTGGATAGTTGATATAGTCATGATAGCTAATGGCAGCTTTACAGACGGTGAAGGGTTCACCCTGAAAAACATCCGATAATGTGTCCAATTTGGACACCTGAGCCGCTCTGAAGAAGGGCGGCTTACCTTTAGGCGGAGTGCTATGGGATACTTGAAGAAAAAAGTCAAAGACGAGCGCGGGGTTTGGGTGCCTGTGTATGCCAACACGCCGGAGGAGCTCGAGGCAAAGGTCGCCGCCAGACTCGTGCAGATCGAGGAGGCCAAGGCTCTTGCGGCCAATCCATATGTTTACCAGGTTGCCGCTGACTGGTATGCCACGACCACACAGCGCAGCTTTAAGCGCCGGGAGGATTACCGCAACGCCATCAACAGGCACATCTGTCCCGTGATAGGGCAGATGCACATATCCGAGGTCTCCGCCGCCGACGTCGCCTCTGTAATGGCCGCGGCCGACGGGTACAGCCGCAGCCTGCAGGACAAGATCGCCAGCACGCTCCGGCAGGTGTTCGCCTACGCCGAAGAGAGGGAATATATAGCGGAGAGCCCGTGCGACAAGCTGAAGGCAGGCGGTAAGAAGCCCTCCGAGAAAAACGCACTGACGCCCGAAGAGCAATCCACGCTGCTGCGCGTTGTCGCCGGCCAGCCGATAGAGGGCTTTGTCCGGCTCGGGCTGTTCGCCGGACTGCGCCGGGAGGAGATCCTCGGGCTCATGTGGGACTGCGTCGTCCTGGATGGGCCGGCGCCTCACGTCAAGGTGCGCCGGGCACTGCGCTGGGAGCACAACCGCCCAGTCGTCTCTGACGCGCTCAAGAGCTATGCATCCCGCAGGGACGTCCCTATACCCCCGCAGCTGTCAGACTGGCTGAGGGAGCATCAGGCGGCCTCAGGCTATGTGATTTGCACCGAGGCCGGTCATCCGTGGTCTGAGGCTAGTTTTAAGAGCGCCTGGGGATATATTAAGCGCCGGCAGGTGGGCACAGTGTCGCGGCAGCGCCTGGATCCGAAAACCGGCAAGCTGTACAAAGTCCAGGTAGAGAAAAAGCTCGGCGACAAAGTCCCGAACTCTGCGCTGACTATCGAGATTGACTTCCCAATCACTCCTCACATTCTGCGGCACACCTACGCGACCAGCCTGCTCATGGCTGGCACCAACATCAAGGTCGTCCAGCACCTGCTGGGACACGAAAAAGTGGACACGACGCTAAACATATATACCCACCTCATGGAGCGCAGCGCCGAGGCAAATATCGGAGCCGTATGCGCCGCTTTTGGAGGCAGCAGGGGATAA